AAGGATAGCGATCATCCCGAACCGCAGGTTGTAGCCGTCCATTCGTTTGAACCTACAGGGTATAAAGCGCCTTTAGTCGGCCGCTCATACGCCTTTGGTGTATTGGATTGCTACAGCATGATGCAAGACTATTATAGGGAGGAATTAGGCGTAACTTTGATTGATATACCGCGTCGAGATCTATGGTGGGAACATGGAGGTGATATGTACATGGAGAATTTCGAACGTGCCGGATTCGTGCCTATATCTGAGGCCGAGCAAAAAGGGGATTTAATCCTCATGCAGATTCGCGCACCGGTAATCAATCATGCAGGTATTTACATCGGTGAAGGCAAAATGCTACATCATCTGTATAACCGGCTATCCAGCATCGAGGTATATGGCGGTTATTGGAAGTACAATACACGCATGTACTTACGTCATAAAGAGCTAGGAGGCTAATATGTCCAACATGACATTGAGAACTATCAGGCTCTACGGAGTTTTAGGGGCTAGATTCGGACGCATGCATAAGCTCGCAATAAGTAGTCCTGCTGAGGCTGTTAGAGCTTTGTGCAGTCAGTACAAGGGTTTTGAAGCATTTTTATTGCAAGCTAAAGATAAAGGTATGGCTTTTGCAGTTTTCCACGGTAAGCACAATCTATCCGTATCCGAATTAAATAATAACCCAGGGAATAGTGATATTCGGATTGCCCCCATACTGTGCGGTTCCAAGAACGCTGGTATTCTACAGATCATAGCTGGGGCAGTTTTAATCATTGTTGGGGCATTGCTTATTAAAACTGGGCCGGTTGCGACAGGACTTATCAGTACCGGCATAGCTATGATTTTTGGTGGCGTAATTCAATTACTGTCCCCGCTGCCTAAAGACAAACGTAAAGAAGATCGACCCCCCAGCTACGCTTTTGGAGGTCCGGTAAATACGACAGCGCAAGGCAATCCCGTCCCTGTGTTGTACGGTGAACTGATTATTGGAAGTGCAGTTGTAAGTGCGGGTATTATCAGCGAAGATATTTTTGTTCCTACACCCTTAGGTTTTGGCCCAGGTTTTGGTCCGGGAGGCGGTTTCAATGGCGGTATCGTCCGGGAGTAATAAAAATCTAATTACAGGTTCGGGGGGCGGCAAAGCTCCGTCCTCTGGTGCGCCGGTTGAAGGTCCGGATACGCTGCGTTCGACTGCGTACGCCCGGATTTTGGATCTTGTTAGTGAGGGTGAGATTGTAGGCCTAGTTAACGGCTTGGAGAGCGTATTTTTAGATCAAACTCCCTTAATGAATAGTGACGGATCATTTAATTTTAGGGACGTTACGGTCGATTCGCGTACAGGCACTCAGGATCAGGATCATATATCTAACTTCCCGGAGGTTGAAAGTGAGACTGCTGTTGGCCTTGAATTAACTAACAATGGTCCAGGTCTGACGGTCGATTTCACTCGATCATTTACAAACTTGTCCTTGTCGGCAGTTCGTATACGGCTTGCGGTGCCTGCATTAACCAAAGTTGATAAAAAAACAGGCAATACAGGAGGTCACAATATTGCTTACAAAATTGAATTGGCGACTAACGGAGGCGCTTTTGAAGTAGTGTTCAACGGAGCATTTAGGGGTAAGACCAATCAAAACTTCGAACGCAGCCACAGAATTGATTTACCTCCGACTACCGGGTCAGGCTGGGTATTGCGAATCCAAAGAATAACCCCTAACGAGAATTCGCAATTTACGCAGGATACAATGCTTGTACAATCCGTAGCTGAAATTGTTGATGTCAAATTACGTATGCCAAATAGTGCCTTGGTAGGTGTAATCGTAGATGCATCGCAATTTCAAAATATACCTACACGTGCATATCACATGAAGGGTCGTATTATTCGGGTCCCATCCAATTACAATCCGGTTACTCGTGTTTATACCGGAGTTTGGAATGGAACTTTTCAACTCGCTTACTCTAATAATCCCGCCTGGGTGTTTTTCGATTTAATAACACATCCCGTCTACGGTCTTGGTAATTTGTTGGATGAGGCTTTAGTAGATAAGTGGGCTCTATTCAATATTGGCCAGTACGCTGATGAAATGGTAGACGATGGTGTAGGTGGACTTGAACCTAGGTTTGTCGCCAATATCTATTTACAGACGGCCACTGAAGCTTTTAAGGTGATTCAAGATCTGGCATCTCTGTTCCGAGGTATTGCTTATTGGGCTGGCGGGCAAATAGTCGCTGTAGCGGATAAACCTGAAGACCCTGTATATTCCTACAGCAACAGTAATGTACTTCAGGGCGAATTTACTTATTCCGGTAGTTCAAGGAGAGCACGCCATACTGTGGCCTTGGTAAGTTGGAGCGATATTAAGCGTTTCGGTTCTCCGCAGATTCATTATGTAGCTGATCAGGAGGGTATAGCGCGCTAAGGCGTCCAAGTAATTGAGGTGACCTCAATTGGGGGCATATCTCTAGGCGCGGCTGAGCGTATGGGGCGCTGGATTTTGCTTTCAGAGAAATTGGAAACTAACACTATTTCGTTCGAGACGGGGATGGACGGTGCCATCACTGCTCCGGGCAAAATAATTAAGGTGTTTGATAGTAATAGGACAGGAAGTCGTAGAAGTGGGCGCATAGCTGCGGCTACCTCTAGTAGTGTTACAATCGACAGCATGCCAATTCCGGCAGTAGTAATTGGTAACACGCTTACTGTTACGTTGCCTAGTGGAATCACGGCTAAAAGTACCGTGTCAGATGTGACTGGCAATGTGATTACAGTTACGCCCACTTTCCCTGGCGTGCCAATTGTAGATGCTATATGGGCCGTTGAAGATGCTCAAGTAGTAGGGCAGCTATTCAGGGTTTTGGAAGTTGAGGAAAAGGACTTTAATAGGTACCAAATCACGGCTCTAGAACATAATGCCTCGAAGTTTGCTGCTGGAGATTTTGGCCTCGATGTCCAAGTACCTCTGACAAGCTTTCTACCAAGTACTTCTATTCAACCTCCTGCAACTGTCACTGTCCAGGATTTCGTAAAGCTGGCAGACGGGCAAGCTATCAATGTACTAGAAACTCATTGGGAACCAGTTGCAAATGCAATTTTCTATACTGTCCAATGGCGGAGAGGTGACGATGATTGGACGCCGCCCAGAGTTGTCGAAGGCTTAACGGTCGATTTCGAAAATGTTTATCCCGGAATCTGGTCAGCTAAGGTTTGGGCTACCAGCGCTACAGGCATATCTTCATTGCCTAGAACTTCCGAATTGTTCGAGGTAGGGCAGCCTGAGTTTCCTGTGGTGGAGATACCTATTATTTATGATGATCCTCCGGCTAATACAGTGGGATCAATCATCATCAATGGATTAGTGTCCGAACAGTACAGTCTTCTGCTCGATGCCCAAGTAACTGCGGTTGAATTTCAAGATATTCCAATCGATAAAATCCTAATCATTTTCATAGTGCAAGGAGGGCAATTTACGATAAATTGGCCTTCCAATGTTGTCTTTGAAAGCGGTGAGCCTTATGTGCCAACCCAAGTCTTCGGACGCATAGATGCAATAGGTTTATCCACTTCGAATGGTGGTGTAGATTGGCTACTACGGTCTTCGATAGATGTGCAAGAAATTGGCGACAGCACTACGCCGGGCTCCGGTAATCCATTGCCTCCAAGTGGGCCACCTCCGGCACCTACCGTTATCGAATTGAGCGACATTACAGGTGAATGCTCGGCTGCCGGTAGTATCCCTTGTATACCCGCTGCCACAGCCAATGTAACCATAACCGGAGGTTCCCCGCCTTTTATTATCGGCTGGACGTTCATCAGCGGCGATACCATGATCATTGACGACTCCACATTTTTGAATCCTACGTTCTCTGCCCCGGCGACAGGAATCACTGCATTAGACTTGAATGCCAGGTTTAGACTTACTACCGTGGATGCAGGGAACATAGTAAATACCGCCCACATGAACGTACGACTGATACGTAAGGCTAACAATTTAACTATTACAGGCGGAGGCGTGGCTGGCGGCTTTTGTTTGGCCTTCTTACCTAGCCCCTGCATTCCCAGTACATCCGCAGGCGCCGGTGTAGTAGACGGAGCCCCTCCCTACGTGGTAGAATGGTCTTTTGTTTCAGGTAGTAGAGCTATTACCATTGACAATCCTAACGCCATAGATCCGACATTCTCCGGACCCTTAGGCAAGTTTACAGCCTCATGGTCTGCTACATGGAAAGTAAAAGTGACGGATGCTTCAGCAGCTTTCAGGGAACGTTTATGGACTATAAACCTTAACAGGGAGACGGATCAATGAGTAACTCAGCGGGCGTGAAAGCCTTCTTTGCCCAACTGGGGTCTGGGAGGTCTGATTCTTTTGCGGTTAGGCTGCAGAACGCTGAAACTGCAATTACGGCTGTAGGAGTGCAAGCCTCCGCACGTAATAGAACATTTGTCCAGCCCAACATGCCTGTTGAAGGCAGTGAAGAGGTGGGTGATCTGCTGATTAACGATATGTGGGTAGATACAGACGACAACAACAAATTGTATTCTTTCACGTCTGAAGGCTGGTTGCCTACTTCTGATGGACGTTTCGGCGTCCTCAATCGAGTATTCGTGCAAATTGCGGAGCCAGTTGCAGACCCTCAATTCCCTTTTAACGTCGGAGATTTGTGGTTCGATTCTGATGACGGCTTCAAGCAGCGTGCCTGGGATGGCTCTTCATGGGTGCTGGTAGCCGATACTCGAATAGAGGCTACAGCTACCGCGCTTACCGCTCTTGAGTCTGAGGTCTCCGTAATAGACGGGCAGGTGACGGCGCAAGCCAGCCAGATAACTTCCCTTGAAGCATCCGTAGGAACTAAGAATAGGGTGTTCGTACAGCCAAGCGCTCCGGCTGG